ATTCTGGTCATCAGAATAAGACCCTTTAGAAGATGTAGTGCTATACTCTAATATATAGTCAATATCTTCAGGCTTTAATTCATCATGATATACATCGATAATTTTATTAGGTGACCAGTGATCTTGTATAATTATAATAGCAGAGTCTTCCAGTCTATCTGAATTACCAGATTTGACAGAGTGAACTTTTAAAGGGTTTAGCTTAGTCATTACTGGTTCGTCATTAACAATATCGCACTGGTAAATTTCTTCTCCAAATATTAACGCATCTTTAAATCCTTCAGAAAAAGTCTTATCAAATCTTTGCTCTTGAGTATAATGCTTTAATATTCTACTAGCCATTTGTTCTCTAATATCTTGCCAGTGATATTTCATATATTTTTCAAGATCCTTCATTTTAGACTCTAGCTCTTTATCACTATAGTGATTTTGATACATTTCTGAAAGTTTTTCAAATAAAAATTTCTTTTTATCTTCTTCTTTTAGACTTATAGCGTCAGGATTTGTTACAATAACAGACCAATCAAATCTACGCTTAATTTCTTCACCTACTAATAAATCTATTTTAGGGACTAATATTGGGTGATGAGGTAAATTGTCAGGGACAAAACTAGCGTCTATTTGATTTGGATTAACAACATTTGTTAAATCTCTAATATCTACAATTCCATTATATAAATTTAAATTTATAATTTTATTTTGTAAACTTTTTCTAACACGTTCATTGTTATAAAACGAATGCCTATCTCCATAACTAACGCAGTCTTGTCTCCATTGCTTATTTTTTTTAGCGTAAGCAAGTCTTTGTCTTGGTAAAATTAAATTATTTATTCTAACCATTATTTTATTTTTTTAACTAACAAATATAATAAAAAAAAGAATATAATTTATACAATAATTACATTATTTTAGATTATATTCTTTTTAGTAATAGCTTTTATATTAAAAAAGTTGTTGTTTAATTTTATAGTTTCTATTAAAAAAGGAATCGTTTGAAACTTTATTTATTTTTTTATCACCATTAGCTTTCACAGACATTGTGCGTTTTATTCTATCTTCCCTCAATATAAATAACATACCTGCGGCGGAAACCCTGTCAAAGTTACCATCACTATTCCAAGCTATACATTCTTCTATGTACGGAATACTTCTTATTCTATGAAGATTTAGCCTTTCATCGTCTTCATCTCCATGAGCTCTTGTTTGCATCCATTGAGCTTGAAGCATTCTCCCCCATTTGTTAATTTCTTTATTAGCATGAGTTCCTTTAGCTTTGTTTCCGTAAAGATTAGTTGCTTTAACCATATCCATATCTCTAAGTACTTGTGGTACATCGCAAAGATAATGTAAACAATTTTTACTATCAAAATAACTAAATAAACCTTTTAAATTTGATTCATAATTAGCTTCAGCATTGTAAAATCTTAATAGTCTTAACGCAATCTCATATGCGTCGTTAGCTAATCTCGGTCTTCCACTATACTCAGCTACTATTCTGTCTGTAAATAGGTCCATTACTTGTATACTAAATAACGAGCTTCCTGTATCGGCATCAATAGGGTCAATACCGGCTATATATCTACCTCTGACTATTTGATTTTCAGAATTCTTTCTTGGCATTTCAAATATTTCTAAACATCCGGTTTTATCTCCATCAGAAGAGTCGTATGATCTTATTGGGTGTTTATCAGAATTAGGCTTCCATTCTACTTCGCCTGAGTTATTTAATATTAAATCTCCAATATAATGTTCAGCCAAAAATGATTCTTTTTTAGGAGATATGCTTTCTAAATATTCCTTTAAGTCTGCTACAGGAAACATAGTACCTTCTGTACGCATAATAGCTTCTTGAGGAGTAATAGGTTCCTCTGCTTTCTTTTGAGTGATTGCAGATGAATCTGAAGATCCGTACTTAACTGTAAATCTATCTAAAAGTATTTCTACTAATGCTTTCATTACATCAGGCTCTCCATCAGTTTCTTCATAACAACCATTACGATTTAAATAAGCCCCCCAAAAGAAACCACATTCGTTTTCTCCATTAGTGTTTTTATCATAAACATTTGGAATACCATAAATATTATAAGCATTAGGTTTATAAAACAACTTCTCAGATCCTGAGAAAGACGCTCCTTCTACCCCACCTGTACCTCCGGCTAGCATGAAACCAAATGCAACGTCACCATCTTCTACGGCTTTTCTATTAACGTTCCAAGCTTTTTCCAAGTTAGGAAACAAACCGTCTTCTTCGTAATGAATAAGCGGTCCACGAATACCTCTGGCTTTATCCGGATTATCTTTTAACGATATTCCAAATACTGATGAAAGTAATCCTTTACGATTACCATAGTCATCATTGTAGCCAAGCTGTAATTCCATCGCTTTCTTACCATCGACAACTCTCATTTTAGGTAAAGGAGTATGTTCCGCTATCCAGTCTAATGTATCTAAAATTTTACCCCAAATTCCCTTATCCCCTGATAAGAATGTTTTATCTGAAGCTAAGTGAAAATTAGGATTTCCAGATCCTGGATAAACGTACATATTTCTAGGGGATTCTGAAGCGTTTTTAAAACTAAAACCAATTCCCCTTGTTTTTAAAACTTTACCATGCTGTCCGTTATCTTTTGACTGCTGTGTATAATGAAAGTACAAATAGTCACCAAGCCAAGGTTTAGCAAATTTCTTAATACGCTCTCCTTTTGTTTTCTTATTATCTGATTTTAAACCCACCGTCTCTACCAACCATATTGGGCTATAGTTCCAATAAAAATATAGAGTTCCTGGTATCCATTCTCCGTCAGATTCTCTAACTACACCATGTTTCCATTTTTTAAGTTCTTCTTTCCAGAATTCAGCATATTCAGATTTAGGATTACTATTAGGTGGTATATTTGTATATTTACCATTTTTTTCAAAAAATATAGCTGGTTTTCGAAAATAATCCATATCCTCAAGTATATGAGGATTAGATAAATCTACTTTTATTCGTCCATCCTTATAAAACTTATCTTCTTTTGGCCTATCTTTAGCAAAGCCTCTTATCTTTTCAGGAGCTATTAGGTTTTGTATAAACTTAACGCTTGATGTGAATTCAAGTAAGTTATCGTAAACTTCCTTTGGAAGTTCTTTTTTATCTAGAAGATCTTTAAAATATGATAATGGAGTTTGATGTTTGTTTAAAACACTTAACTCCATGATTCTCTACTTATTATAACACTATCTGTTGATAGTATTGTTTTTACTACAGATACTGCATTTTCTAAAGCACATCTAGTAACTTTTAATGGATCTATAATATTATCTTTAAACATATCATTCATTACTGAAATAGAAACTCCATTTTTACAAATCGTATCATAAGGTGAAAGTAAACTTTTCATTATAAAATGATATGGTGTTGTTTCGTCGTATTCAGTATTATAAGTAGCTTGAATACTATGATATAATGCTAGTCCAGCTCCTTGCACAATTCCTTCTTCTAACGCACAAGCTACGGCTTTAACAGCATCATCGTATCTATCAAAACGTTCTTTCATTTCAACTTCGGAACCACCACCTACTTTTATGATAGATATCTTTCCAGTTAGGTTCTCAATCCTTTGTTTAATAAGATCTGAATCATTACCTTCCATATTATTTAATTCAAGAAGTGATTTGAAGTTTTCAAGTAAATCAGATGTATCTATATCCTCATGTTTAACAAGAATACTGTTTGATTTTGATATTTTGCAAGATTGTAATATACCTAGGTCATCTTTACTGTATTTTTTATTAAAATCAGATACCACAATTGCTCCAGTTAAATCCGATAAATCTCTAAGTAAATCTTTTCTATGTTGAGAGAATCCAGGTGATTTTATAACACAAAGTTTTAGTGCATTATTAGAAACATTCTTTTCTAATAACTTTAAAACAGAATCTGTAACATGCTCTGTAATTATAAGTAAACTTTCATTATTTTCAGCACAATATTTAATTGGAAATTCAAATATTCCTAAATCTTCAAGCTTACCATCTAAAAGTAATACTCTTGGATTCTCAAATGAGCATTCAGCTTTTTTTGGATTGTTTATAAATTGCTTTGAGAAGTAAGATACCGGTAATGACATACCTTCTATTAATTCTAATGAGTCTTCAGTATTATTACTTTCTTCTACTTTAATTATAGAAGTATGATTATAAGCCTGCTGAATAATATCGCCAATCTGTAAGTCGTTATTAGCAGATATGCTTGCAACATATTTAATGTCTTCATTCTTTAATTCTCTAGAATTAAGTTTAAGTTGTTCAATTATTTTTGGTACTATTTCATCTAACGCTTTATTAATTTCATTAGAATTAAAATCTTTTAAATTATTTACAAGTGCTCTAGCTAAACATATTGCTGTAGTAGTACCGTCTCCAGCAACATCTACTTGTAATTCAGCCACTTCTTTGATAAGACTAGCTCCTATGTTTTCTACAACATCTTTTAAGTATATTTCTCTAGCTACAGATACGCCGTCTTTAGTGACAATATATTTATTATACTCCTTACTTGAAGGTATAATAGATGTTTTTCCATTTGGACCCATAGTCGATTCTACGGCATCTGCTAATTTATTTATACCAGCTATTATTTTATTTCTAGCTTCTTCTTTGTAGTATATTTCTTCCATATTATTCGTAATCAAGACCGTCTTCAAAAAATCCCATAGTTCTACTTCCTTTTGTTCTTCCCTCAAGTTCTTTTTGTTCCGAAAGCACTTCTTTGTATGCAGCTTTTAAATCACGCATGATAATTGGCACTGACTTTAAAGAACTTGTAACCATTGCTAATGTAGTAACGGTTCCCCCATTTGCTGTTCTCTCGTTTAAAAGAACATCTG